CCCCCCCCGCCCGCCCCCCGCCTCCCGGTCGTGGCGACCCAGGCTGTGGCCACCAAGCCCCTTCCCCCACCCCCCCCTCTTCCCACACCCCCCCCTCTTCCCACACCCCAGCCTCTTCCCGCTAACCAGGATCCCGCCTACCTCCAGCTGCTGGCCGATGGCTTTGATGAGGTGATCCTCGGCGGCAACCCCTATTACCGCAACATCGAGACAGGAGATCTCTTTGTCCCCGCCCCTAACTACCAGCTGGGGGATCCCATGCCAGCCTGGGATGCTGACCTGGGAGAGTTCTTATCTGAGTAATCTTAATACCTAAACAAACAAATATAATCAAACCAAACAAACCTCTTTTTTTATGGAAAAAAGTGAAGCTGATCGTCCCATAGGGATGAAGTCCCCCTATGCAATCCGCTATCGTACGTATCAGCACCGCTGCCTGGTGTAGAAATGAGAAGGAGATGGAGGAAGCCATCAAGGATGCGGTGATCCTGCATATGAACGCCATCTCCCAGCAGGAAGATACCATTGACGATCTGACTGAGGACAATGATCTCATGGAGACTCACACCAAGGAGCTAGATACTCGCAATAGGGAGCTAGAGGATCGCAACAAGGAGCTAGAGAGAATTGTGAAGAAGATGGGTAAGACTCTCACGAAGGTGCGTATGGAGCTTCAGACTCTGAAGAAGCAGTCTGCTCCAGAGGAGCCCGCAGCTCACGTGGATCTCTGGCCAACGAACCTCAAGGACTTCTATATGGCTTTGTCTATTGCACCTGAGCAGAGCGAGATGCTGAATCAGCTTCTTGAGACGGTAAAGGAAGGCATGGAGGCCAAGGAGAAGCTAGAGGAGAAGATGTGTGCCTGGCATGTGGATAGGGGTATTGATTACGTGGCCTCTCCACAGTGGCCGATTAACCTCACCACCTACCTCTGCGTCCTCCCCAGCTGCCCTGCCATCTCCCATCTGTATAAGAGGGCACAGGATGGCTTCCTGGCCAAGGGCAAGCTGAACAATACAGTTAAGGACATCATCAAGAAAGAGTTCTCTCTCTAACAGCTAAAAAATGACCCCCCTCTAACGGAATAGATGAAGTCCCCTACACAATGAACGAAGATGATCGTCCTTGCGGCGTCCAGCCTCACGCACAAGCCTCCTGGCGAGCCAAATACGAGTATATGGATAGGCTATGGATCCAACAAGGAAAGGAGATTGCTGAGCTAAAGGCTGAGCTGGCCAAGAAAGACGCTGATCTGGCCAAGAAAGACGCCGAGATAGCCAAGAAAGACGCTGATCTGGCCAAGAAAGACGCTGGAGTAGAGAAGCCCGGTCTACAGACTGCCACCCTCTGGGCTGAGCTGGCTAAGAAGAGTGCCGAGCTGGCCAATAAAGATGCCGAGCTGGCCAAGAAAGACGCTGAGCTGGCCAAGAAAGACGCCGAGCTGGCCAAGAAAGACGCCGAGCTAGCTGCTTTCATGCCACACCCAGGTTCTGATGATCCTTCCCCTGTATAATACCAAATACGAATATGCATATAGTATCGTTTCAGCAAAATCATACGTCGTAAAGAAAGAGATTGAGGTGTCGTTTTCACACCAATCAGTTCCCGGCATTTCGCGTTATATAGAGAAGATTATAGTATTTTTTATAAATATAATGGATCCTACGAACAAGTATACTATTATGCAAAGGAAATACTATGATAACGAGGGGATTACTGGTAATATGAATCGCGAAAATCATATGGGACATAATAGAAATCCTGATTACTGGAATATACTGGTCAAGGATACAGAATCGCCTGCATTTCTGAATAAAGTGGGATTAGACTTTGCCTGTGGCTGTGGTAGAAACGTCTTTAATCTAGTAAATAGGTTTCAACGCATGGATGGCGTAGATTTATCTAAAGAGCTTATAAAGACATGTATAAATAATCGGAACAACTTGGGTATTGATGACACGAAGGCCATGTTCTACTCATGTAATGGCGTATCATTGGATATATTGTCCGATAATACATATGACTTCGTAATGAGTACTATCGCCTTACAGCATATCTGTGTATACTCTATTCGCCTAAACTACTTCAAAGAGTTCTTTAGGATAATGAAGTCAGGTGGTCTACTGTCCTTCCAAATGGGATTTGGACTCGGACACCATACAACACGCGATTACTTTGAAGACTATTACGATGCAAATAGTACGAATAGTGGATGCGATGTTCGTGTCATGGATCCCGACTATATCATAGGCGATTTAAAGAAGATCGGATTTACTAATATTACATATGATATCAAAAAGGCATACGATGACTCTCATGGTAACTGGATTTTCGTAAAGGCATATAAAGAGTAGAGGATGCAGTATGGAAGATGAATAAAAAGAGAGCGGCATTATGTATACGGGGTGCAGTAGCTAAAAAGACGAAACGATACGAACAGGCAGGCGAAATATATACAGATACTTCTGACTACGTTAAATATAGTTCTGTCTATACATCGATATTGAGGCATATTATTCTGGCAAATGCAGACTACGATATCGATATCTTTATTCATTGCTGGAATCTTGACTTGAAAGAGGAGCTCATCACGCTATATAAACCCGCAAATCACCTATTTGAAGACAATACTATATATGCTGATGAGATTAGCTCTTTCTGTGTTGTTCCAAAGGATTTCGGAGGGATATCTCAAGCCCTTAGTATTCAGAAAGTCTTGGAACTTCAAGAAGAGTATTCTGCTACACATGGGATAAAGTATGATATTGTTATTGTATTTCGTCCAGATGTTCTTATCTGGAGAGATATGATATTCTCCAGATATGATTTAGAGTCCTTCTATACCGACGGACATGAACATAATAATGGAGATATCTTTTTTGTAATGTCAGCCAAACATGCTATGCTCTTCAAAGATTTGTATCTATCACTTCGTAATGGTAATAGACATGCTCGGCATTCGTGGATAAGAGATTTTATTATTCGCTACTGTAATATGCCCATTCGAGGGGATACCTTAATACCAGGGAAAGACTACGAAGTCTTGAGACACATTTATCAAACATCTCTTGCGAATGGTCATATCACATATGATATGCTACGAGAGTATGATATTCTACCAACAGATATTGAGCAAAGAATCCTATATTAACCGAATCTCTTACGGGTTAAAGGCTAAAGAGCTAACCTCATAAAAAATGTTTAGGTTTTGTTTGAGGGTTTAGGGTATATATAAGGTATTCAACTTAATCATAGCCACCTCTTCCGTGCATCAGAGATGGCCTGGATGTGCTTTCTGTAGTCAGGGTAGATCAAGCTCTTGGCCTTCTTCTCTTCCTCGCTGATTGCTGGTTCCGCCAAGATCTCCTTGTATTGGGGAAGAGTCTTCACGCTCTCATAGGGCAAATCCTTCATACAGATCTGCTCAATCAGCTTGAAATGTGCGGGGTAGTCTGGGTAAAGCTTCGTGAGCTCTTCGATGTGCTTCTTCTTCACCTGATATGCCTTTAGGTAAAAGGGCATATCAAACCAGCGAATGGGGCATCTGTAAAGGAACTTCAGGAGATCAATCTCCCTCATCAGCTCTTCCTCATCTCTATTTTGCATAGTCACGGAATACTCGCGGTACTTCTCAGCGTCGATGGCAATGAACATGGCCAGGAGAGTGGCGTCGTCATAGCTGACCTTCCACTTCTGCCGAAAGTCCTCAAACATCTTCGCCTTCTCAGAAACATCTCGCTCATTGAACCCACTCAGAAAGGGCTCAATCTCTGAGCGGTGAATCTGCTGTTCATCATAGATCTTCCGCTGTTCCGCCGTCTTTCTCTGAAGGACAAAGGTGTCCCAGTTCTTGAGGAGATACATATAGGCGCGGACGACTGCAGAGGCTGAGGCGCCACTGTGGTGATCTCCAACGAGACTGTATATGGTATCCATCTCTGTAGAAAATCCCTCGAGAGGAGGAACGTACTCCAGAAGGAACTTGCGAGACCACTCAGCGGTGTCAAGACCTGCCTTAACAGACTCCATCTCTTTAGCAAACTCACGATCCAGCATCCAGTCAAAGGTCTCCATAGGCTCACGGGTCTCAACACCAACGGACGCGCAGTAATCGATCCAAGCGGGAAGAAAAGGCATAGGGGGACGGTCAAAGAGACCTCGCCTAACTTCATTTTTTTTACAGATAAAAATGAACTGAGGAAACCAACGAAGAATACGTCCCATGGAGACGTCTGAATCCTATACATGGATGCCTGAAGGTATGATGCGTCTCGAGAAGACGTGCTTTCCTACGTGCGAGTGTCACAAGGATTTAATCGACTGTAAGAAGGATCTTATGCATACAAAGCGTGTGATTGCTAGGATGCAGGAGCGAGAGAAGTGGTTTGAGGATCGTATCCGCCAGCTAGAGCTATACTGTAAGAGTATCAGGGCACCACCACCTGAGGAAGAGCAACCGCTTCGCCTGAATCTTGGTGACCTTTCTCTTCCTGATCATGAGCGTCTAGCAAAGAATATGCATGCTCATCTTCTCCAGGAAGAGGGGATCTCTGAGGGCATGACCCCTGTTGCACCCCTGTTACCCATCCCAAGTCACTCTATCAAGAAGGCAGTGTCATGGCACGAACTCAGCGAAAAAAATGAAGACGGTCAGTAACCTGTGCCAAAGTCCCCCTATGTCTAACGAAGCCCCCATGTCTACTGAAGAGAGCATCAAGCAGTGGAATAAGTATAGGAGCCAACTGGATGTGGCAAAGACGGCTGTCATTCGCTCCTATCTCCACCTCATCCGCCCAAAGGAGGGATTCCCTATGTATAGTGTACCCTCCATTTGTGCGCTCTATGAACAGTGGAAGGATGAGGAGAAGCTGTTCTACAAGATGGCGTCAAACGACAAGCCTCCCCCACGCGTCTTTCCTAACCCCCCCTATGGGGGTGAGATGGCTTGCTGGAGAATGTGGGCTCTGATGATTCAAGAGCAGGTAGAGGGCTACTACGGGCAACTCTCTTATCTGAAGGAGTGTGTGGCAGAGATCGTTGCCAATCCAATGTGCCTTTCTCATAAAGAGAGGTGCCCATGCAAGGTATCTCCTAATCCCTGGATCTACTCGCAGGAGGTAGATGCCCTGGAACCGCTAAAGGTGAAGCATAACCCAAAGTGCCTGTGTGACACCACGCGCTACAGGGCATGTACGCAGCAGCCAAGCTTTACTGGACACACAGGAAATACCTTCATCTGTCATCCAACCATTGTTCCAACGATGACACTGGAGCAGCGCCAAGCTTTACCTGTTGTCCACCCTCCTGCGACTCTGGTTGAGGTTGGGACAGACAGAAGTCTGTCGAGACTGCTGGATCGCATCCTTGGAGTGAATGACGCTGCCATTGCGGTGGCGAATGCTTCCCTTCCAGCCTCTCAGGCTACACAACCCACACCCTTCGCCAAAAAGTTCGATGGCTTCGTCAATGATGCAAATAAGGCTCAGGCTGCCATTAACACCGCAGCAAAGGCATCAGGGGGGATTCAGAGCCCAAACTTTGCCAAGGAGCTCTTCGCCGCCATGGGAACCCCTCATGATTCCAAGTGTCCCCACGGTCTTCCCTTCTACTCCTGTATGCCATGCAGTCACTGAGCCAGCAACCCAACCTCCTATACCCCCTAAACCCTAAACCAACTAAACCCCCAACAAACCCCACCAAAAAAATGATGTCTTTTTTTGGTAGCCATCTTGTCCCTATGTTCAACACCGCGTCACTGTACAAGCTAAAGGAAGAGCTGGATGAGGTCTACCAGTACCGCCGCACCCTCCGCCTCATGCAGATCTTGCGGAAGAAGGTCACCTCAATGAACATCGTCCCTAGACTTGAGGCGCTGATGGAAGCGGGTAAGGAGCCCAGTCTTCCCTTCCTCACCTATACCACTGGCACCGCTAGCTTGGGCGATGATGGAGATCCCAGGAACGCTGATATCGACCCTGAGCTTAGTGAGTGGGTCGAGCAGTCTCCTCACCGTCTGCGAGACACTCACACAACCTCCCTGGCCTCCGCTGCCTACCTCTTTGACACCACCCTAGAGATGATGGATCTTCCTGAGCTAGACCTCTTCTTCTTGCATGGCAGGGAGGAGGATAGGAGGATTCCTGTGAGAAAACTCTTTCATACCGAGGGAGCTATTCCTATGGTGAGGTCAATGCTGGGAGACGGACTTACCATGAATCGTCGCTACACGCTCCTGGATGCAAAGACGTGTATTCAGGAGAATGAGCAGACCATCCAAGTGTTTGAGGTGACGTGGGACATTGTCTTCACAGGAAAACCTACTACCCCCTGGGCTATGCCACACAATGTCCTATACACTTCCATTGGGAATGCGTATATCCAGTTGAGCCAGATGCATCCAACAGATCCATGGCCACCCCTCCTGTTCCCTCATTGGATGAATTCTTCTCTGAGCGTGGAGGTTGTCAAGCAGTTAGAGAGGGGATTGAATCCGTGCACCTTTGACTGTGGATGTTCTCTTGACGATGATAACTACTGCACAGGCTGCTCAAAGAAACATGTGGGGTATATTGACTGCGTAGAGAGCCCTGTACAGCCCCTTCGCCATCCCATCTATTTCCTGAAGCATTCCCCTATGAACGCACAGTGGGACTGCTCTTGCTGTAAAAAGTGACCAGCAGGCCACCCCCTCAAGGTGTCCCCCCATGCTTCCCCGTGTCAACCTCTTGCTCGCCAACGCCCAGTATGGGATCCAGAACGGCGTCAACCCTTCCCAAATTATCGCCAGCTATGAGCAATACCTTGCCGACGTGCAAGCAGCCCTTGAGGCCTTACGCCCATCCTTCATCCCACCCCCCATGAACCAGTTGACGGATCAGCAGCTAATCTCAACTGTAGTCACTCTTTCGGATAGGGTAGCCGCAGCAAAGGCTGAGCTCGAGACAAGAGAAGCAGATCTCCTCTGCTATACAACAGAACAGTCACGACGTTCCCCAGCAGCAGAACCAACCCCAGCAGCAGAACCAACCCCAGCAGCAGAACCAACCCCAGAACCAGAACCAACCCCTGTAACAGAAGAAGTTCCCCCTCTAACAAAAAAGCCCAGACGCGACATTTCCAAGCTCAGTCTTCCTTATGGCACCACCCTCAGAATTGGCGCCGGTGATCCTTGGGACATGGTGTACGAGAAAGAGGGCTTCTATATTGATGAAGTTCTCTACAAGACTCCCTATGCAGTGGGTCTTGCTCATTCCAAGAGAATCACGGAGAAGCATCCCAAGGAAACCAAGCCAGGCGACGGATGGTTTCATATTAAAGTTACCTCAGGACAATATAAAGGAATGCGCCTTGACAGGGTCTATGATCTCCTCAACCCCCTGTAACACCTGCCAAAACACGACGATACAAATCCGAAAACCCTATCTAAAGCACAACCACTTTTTCTTACCCATTGGATCAATGCTTTTCGAATCGTGGCGCATCGAGTTCGATGCGGAAATATATACACAAATCTATTAATATCTTCTATTACATGATATGCGAACCTCTATACGAAAGGTATTCAACCTACGTAAACTCTATATCTAATGCAAACCATTTGTCTGGTTTCAAATCCAACCCCGACTATACCTACATGCTCGAACATGTTTCGACAGAACAAGGGGAAGAATATTTAACCTGCATACTATCTCGAACAAGCATAACGAACGATGAGATTGTAGAATTCTGTAGGTTGAATGATTCATTTGGTAATCCTAATACAGTAAGATATGATAGGTTAAGCATCTCATTATCACCCTCAACGTTACGGTATATGTATCATGCACATTTGATTCTTAGTCATATGAAAAATATCGGTAATGTAAATCCAGATATAATAGAGGTGGGGGGTGGATACGGTGGACTTTGTCTTTCCTTGCACTTTTTTGCCCCTAAATATGGAGTTGATATAAAGTCCTATACACTGTGTGATTTGACTCCTATTATTCGTTTACAGGAGATATATTTAACTAGAGTTAATTCTTCACTTAAGATCGAGTTTGTTGATGCAAATACATTTGGTGCGACGATTACGTGTGTAAACATGTTTCTAGTAAGCAACTATTGTTTTAGTGAGATTTCCAAGGAAATTCAAGAGTCTTACAGGCAACTACTGTTTCCTAAAGTTGCACATGGGTTTATGGCCTGGAATAATATTCCCGTGTATGATTTTGGGTTCACTACACAGATTGAAGCTGAAATACCGAAGACTGGGCCTATGAATAAATATGTGTATTTCTAAGGGAGGTTCTGGTGAATGCGAAGGAAAGCCTATTCATACCATATAGAATCTCTTCAACCCTATCTAAAGCACAATCACTTGTTCGTACTATGTCGAAGAGCACAGTGCAAAAGACGACCATAGAGCAAAAGACTATGGCTGAACGTCTGTCTGATACCCTCCTGATTCTGAGAAAAATACTCGATATAGGCGTCGAAAAGGACTCTAGCGAATATATGACCACAAAACAGCATTTAGATGCCTGGATTAAATCAGGAGAACCAGGCGTCTATACGATTCCTTTTCCAAGCCACGGAAGAATTGCCCAGATGACTCTTTCCAATGATGCCGGCAAAGAACCCATCTACGTCCTCAAAACGCGCTCATCTCTTGCAGGTATGTAGAACAATGGCATAGAAGGGGTAATAGATGGGAGAGAAGGAAAAGGCCAGTGCGATATAGATATAAAATAAGATCGAGGCTGAAGCAGCCGGATTTAGACTCAGCTGGTAACAATAGGAAAGACGGGCAGCGCCCATTCCGTAGACAGCCATTGCGGTGAGATGGAGAATCAGAAGAATTGGTATAGAACTATATAATGTCTGCACAGAATTCACCACCGAGCTGGGGGTTGCAGTAAATCCTTCGGATGTTTCTCCTAATCCTGCACGAATAAGCCCTGATATATACTCGGTGAGCTTCATACTATATAAAGAAAACATAAGAATACTCACCATGGAGCTCCTGGGGAAGACAGTATTGTCTGGAGTCTTGGCTTATTCCATGCACTATGGAGCACTCAAAGCCTATAGTCATTTTTGTATTCCTGACGGAACTCTCGGCTTCATCCGTGGATTTCTTACCACGGGAAGTCCTATCTGCCAAACAATGATGTCGGTAGTAACCCAAACCCAAACATCGTATAGCTCTTTCGTTCTTATCGGGCTTTCGCGAGCATGTGTCGATATCTTCATGCAGGATAAGCCCAAGTCTACATAAAACAGAATACCTCCTCCACTCACATACGCATCTTGCGCATGTGAGTTCGACTGACACAGTTGATAGGTAAATATAAGTAGCTCGGGAAATGTTGTAAACGATTCTGTGTCAGTCCAGTAGAGATGAATGTGATCGCCTCTTCTGAAGGATCCCTGTATGAATTAATGTCTCGTGGAAAAAAGGATGTATACTTTTACCAAGATAGCAAGGATAGCATAGCTCCCTTTAACATGGCCTATGTCGAGGAAGAACAGGTCATTCGCGAAGTCAGAAGAATTCCTCCGACGACAGGAACTGACTTTGGAAAAACAATCGAGTTTCCTATTGATATTATCGGAGACCTTCTGACCTCGGTAACCTTTCACATCACCTTACCCAGCTGGCTTCCTCCCACCATCCTCAAGATCTTTGACAAAACTCAGATCAAAGATCTCTCGGGAGAATCCTATGGATACGTGAATGGGATCGCATATTTCCTCTTTGAGAAGATACAATTCTATCAGGATACCACGGTGTTACAGGAGTTCAGTGGGGACTATTTATGGTGTTCCTCCCTAACGCAAGGCACGTTCGCTCAACGCTTCATTCGTGGAGAAGAAACAGGGTCTCATGATGGTAGCGCGGCATCAATTGGAAAAAATGCCCGTCTTACGCTTCGCCTCCGCCTCCCTATCATTGGATGTGCCCGCGGCGACAGAGGATTTCCGCTCGTCTCAACCACCTCGCATGTCTATAAACTGAAATGTAAGCTGCGTAGACTTGAAGATTTGGTGGAATCCTCTGCCCCAGGGAAAGCCTATCCGTGGGGCATTATCATGCAGACCCCTACTACACAATTTACCACATTAACCAAAGATCAGATGGCACCTCTACGCGTTGAATTAGAAACCGAGCATACCTTTTTGACAAATGTATCGAAAGACGCTCTGCGCACCACTCCTCTTGAAATCCCCTTTCTCAGCATGTATGACAATGCCTTTACCCAAACGGCTCAGGAATCGACCGCGGTTGCCGTGAATCGTCGCCTCGACGCCTGTCATCCCTCTCCACGTCTTCTCTGGATGTTTCGTACGATGGAGGATCTAAATGCAAATCATTACTGGAAAACCTCACTTTCGTATACTGTAGTAGGGTTGACAATCGCGGGGAGAACGCGCGAAGCGAGTCTGCCTCCTTCGATCTGGAGAGATGTGACGAATTTTGCAAAAGAGGAGCTTGATACGGGAGTGGAAATAAATACGATGAACTGGGGTCTGGGATCAGTGGCTCCTCAGAAGTACGAGTTCAAGCAGGCGGATGGAACAATTAACTTTACGACTGCGGATCGTCCGAATTTGTATATTACTTTACAAGCGAGTGGAGCAACGGAACTCCGTGTCTTTGTGGAAGGATGGGCATCCTTTTTAACCGATGGAAAGGGACGGGCGGAAGTCTTGTCATTTAATTAAGGATTCAGAGTCTGAGCTATCATTCACGTCATTTTCTAAACAAAATGAAGTGAATATCAGTCGCTGTGAATTTTAGGTTTCGACTTCAATCCTTTCCATAGATTCGCTAGCATCAATCGATTGAATCGGCTCACCCTTGCATACAAATGGCTGATTCACAATAGGTCCCGTTGTGACACGATGCATGGTAAAGGAAAAGTAGGTAAACCCTTCAAATGACATCCTTTTACCATATGAGGAAAGCTTATAGTCCCCCATATACATCGTTCTGGAGTTCTTGATCCAAAAGACAGGAAAGACTCGCTGCTTCGATACAGAACGAAAAAAGGGAAGCTGTGTATGAATCTGTTGGTTTCCTCCAGGATGTCCTGGCGATTTCATGCGCCCCACCCCTATCTTGGTCAAGACTCGCCCGCCCTGGGTAAATCTCTCCATTGAAGCAGGGTGATCCTGAATAATAATGGTCTGTGCCATACTGCGATCAATGTCGCCCATGGTATACTGATGTGCATTTTGTTTAGGTCTTAAGGTATGCAGTATGATACATATTGGTCTAAAGTATTGCTTATATTGATATACAGTATGGATTCCGTTAAGAAGTTCTTAGGAAAGCGTGCCGATGGCTTTCAGTGTATATGGGATACGTTGAAAGTAATGAATAAGGACAAGTATTTAATTGTTGAAACGGGCACAACACGTATCGTCGATAATTGGGAAGGAGACGGGCAAAGTACACGAATCTGGGATATGTTTATTAAGGAAACGGCAGGTTCTATTTTTACAGTTGATATATGCCCATATGCGTGCAGCGTAGCAGAGAGTCTTGTAAGTGATAACGTTACTGTAGTATGCGACGACAGCGTACGCTTTTTACACGAATTTCCCAATAAAGATAAGATTGATCTGTTATATTTAGATAGTTATGATATCGATTTCAATAATCCCCATAATTCATCTTTTCATCATTCCAAAGAATTAACAGCTGTATTCTCAAGTCTGAGTCCTTCATGTATTATCGCAGTTGATGATAATATAGGTCATGCAGGAAAGGGAAAGTATGTGAGAGAATTTTTAGAATCTGTTGGGTATAAAGTAATTTATGACGGGTACCAGATCGTATTACAGAGGGCTTAAATTCCTCCCTCAATACTCGATGAGATGAGCATACCCAAGACAATTTATATCTGTCACTCGACGAAGGAAATCGTCGAGACGCAGTCAGCCCATAAGTGGCGTGCCCTCAATCCAGGCTATGAGGTCGTATCATCTGGGGATGCAGAATGTCGTTCCTTCCTTCAGCTAAATTATCCTCCTATGTACACGGACATCTTTGATTCTATTCCCTATCCCCCCATCAAGTCCGATTTCTGGAGACTCTGTGTGCTTCTGAAATATGGCGGTATTTACGTGGATGCAGATATCGAGCCCCTCGTCCCCCTTGACCAGTTTCTTGAGCCTGTGACCTTCGTGACGTGCCTCTCTGATTACACCGTGCTGAATCCTCATATCATTGCCTGTATCCCCAATCACCCCGTGATTAATGATTGTCTCGATACCTATATCTCCTATCACAAGACACAGCGCGCCCATGATTATTGGGGATGGTCAATCACGCGCATCATGTATACATCCATGCAGATGTTAGGGGTCAGAGTAGGCAAGGGAGTGCTCGATGAGTATCAGTTCATCACCGAAGTATGTGGATCAAAGCCAGAGGATTTATACACAGCCTATTGTTCGTATAAGGGAGTCAAGCTCCTCATGAATCGCGCGGCAAATTATGATGCGGAGAAGCACGCGTTTAAATGAAACTGAATGTATCGAGGGTTTGCATTGTACGTTTTAATTATAATATAAATATATAAATATATGCATATATAATATATAATGTATTTAGGGCAAGCAGAACAAGATAAATTTGTTCTAAATATTCTTAAGAATAAACAAAATGGATATTTTTTAGAGATTGGTTCAAATGATCCGGTTAACATTAATAATTCTTATTTATTAGAAACGCAATATAATTGGAAGGGTATAATGGTTGAGTACAATTCATCATTTTTACCTTTATATAAAGAGCATCGTCCTAATAGCATTCATATAATAAACGATGCTACACAAGTAGATTATAAAGATGTATTTGAACAAAATAATATCCCGGTATCATGTGATTACTTACAAATAGATTTAGAAGCAAATAACGGTTCTACACTTGAAACATTACAAAAATTAGATACTGAACTGTTTGACACCTATAAATTTGCGACGGTAACATTTGAACACGATAGATATCATACTAATTTTGGTAATACACGATTAGAATCACGAGACATATTTAAAAGAAGAGGATATGTTTGTGTATTCGAAGACATAAATAATGGAGGTGTAGCATATCCATATGAAGATTGGTATGTTCATCCAGATTTGGTTGATATGAACTATGTTAATACTTTAATAGAAAATAATAAAACTAATTATATGAATCAACCTATTACTGGAAAAACAATAAACTGGAGAGATATACACTATAACTAAGTCGGCGTTTTAGACTTCCACTTCCTCTGCGTCCCCCGCCTCCTAAACATAGAAATCGCCTTCTTATGTGCCGCCCGCGTCCCTGGCTCGGATCCAGCATGTCCTCCATCCGTGACGAGTAAGACTTTCACATGCGGAAGAACGTCATGTAACGCCCAGGATCCTTTATTGGGGCAGACCATATCATATCTTCCGTGAACGGTAACAATGGGGATTCCCTTCAAGCGATGGGCGTCACGAAGGATCTGACCCTCGTCGATCCAACAATTATTCACGAAATAATGATTTTCAAGTAAGGCTAATGATAGAATTTCTGACTCTGGAGTATCGTCTTTTCTGGGATGTAAAAACGATACTGCATGTTCCCACCCCCACCAGGCTTGCGCAAATGTCTGGGCATTTGCTCCCTGTAATTTCTGTTGATAGTAGCGCATGATCTGTCTCCATGTCCCTGTACGAAGCCGCGCGGGCAAAAGTCCAACAAAGGCTGCCCATGCTTCGGGGTATACTTCGCTTGCTCCTCCCTCTTCGTATAGCCATTTATTGGACAAGGCGTCTACCAGGCAGACCGATCGCAAGATCATCCCTTTAACACAGTGGGGGTAGCGTTCAGCGTACAGTAAGCCAAGAGTTGTACCCCAGGATCCTCCAGAAACAATCCAGCGATCAATTTCTAAATGCTTTCGTAAAGCTTCAATATCTTCCACGAGATCCCAGGTCGTATTCTTCACGAGGGAACCGAAGGGAGTTGATTTTCCACATCCACGTTGATCAAAGGTAATGAGACAAAACTTTTTGTATAGAGGAATCGAAGTCCGTTGAATCCCTCCACCTGGTCCACCGTGGAGAAGGACGACAGGAGGAAGGCTTCGCGATCCGTGGATTTCGTAGTACAAGGTATGTCCACCTGTTACAGGTAAAAACCCTGTGACGGTCATCTAGTATCTCCCTATAAAAATGATTGCCGACCTCTTCGCCTTGAGAGTCTTATGCAGGAAACTGGATATAGTATCGCGATCCCTTTTGAAGATACCGTTTGTCGCTATCAAGAAGGAATTGATGAAGCCTATGAGGAGTATAAGAGGACGGTCGATGACCTCCATCGCCAGTTTACACACCTTCCCCCTGAGATTATTGAGAACAGTACTCAAGTCAAGTTCTATTATTCTGAGCTGCAGAATACCTATGAGCGGTTTCTCGCGTCAGGACAGTCGTCTGATGCCTTTGTAGAGTATTATCAAACGATATGTTTCCTTGAAGATACTCTTGATACGTTATTGGTGGAGACTCCTCCCCCACCTGAAGCTTGTCCAGATATGAGTCCTCCTCTCCATACAGTTCTGTATGCATATACGCTGAAATTCCCCATTCATCCCCATACAGCAAATGTACTCTGGTCAATCGATCAGACCCTATATTACGAAGACTCCCTGTCGATTCAAACCCTTCTCTTTCTACATCCAATTGATTTGGATGCATTCCATGAAAAAATTGCGTATTATTCGATCCTGCACTCGATACGCTGTTTTGATACGGTGTACCTCCTTCCCTTTTACAGACTTATTATGTATAGTTATGTCAGTGATTCGCCGACTGATTCATCTAGTATCTGCTCTACTGAGCTGTTGGCCAGGAGTCCATGAGAACCTCCACGGAATCATAGAGCACATCCCTGGCGGAAGAATTCAGCTCGTCAATAGGAATGAGCACGGTAGGTGTGGTTGGCAGCATGACCTGCAGGGAATGGAAGGGCTGGGAGTCAAGGGTGAGAAGCTTGAAGGTTGTGCGAAGCATGGTGAGCACCTGATCCCCATCAAGAGTCTGGCTAAAGGTTCTCTTCACAGCCTTAGAGCCACACTTTGCCTCCTTATATGTATAGCTATACAGATTCTCCCCCTGCTTATGAATGGTGATCCAGTCGTCCTCGCTCTCAGCATGGAGACTGCGAATAATATGGAACCTTATCTGACCAGATGTAGGTGCGCTAGGGAAGAGAATATCTAGCTGCTCAGTGTGAAGGTTACGTCTAAGGAACTGCTTTACCGTCTCGGATGGAGAGCCTGGGAAGGCGGGAAACCTAGAGTTCGTATTCACGAGAGGAACCACTGCCTCAATATGCTTCATCTGTGGAGCCCCATCCCACATCCAAGAGGATGCCACACACTCGTAAAGGAACCACTTGAGCGCATCATGCTCCATATTGAAATAGGTGAGAAAATACTCTGTTGGACAATCGGTGTTGGTCAGATTGTTCAGAACTGTACTAATCTCCTCTGGCTTGAAATTTAGGGTGTTCCAGTCAGACAGAATGTTAGACCAGCCGAAGACGCGAGTAGGCTGAGAAGTAGTCCACATGTTAGGACTGGGCTCAGGGACTGAGCTGACCGTCATTTTTTTCCCCGATCGTCAGAACGATATCGTCGATGGAATCGAACGATTGGCTAAAGGAAAGAGGGGGTGCAACGGTTCCCGTGGTTCCAGTACCAGAGGTTCCAGTACCAGACTCATTCACCTCTGTAACATGAATGAGGTCTCCCGTTGGACCACTTGGACTATCTTCTCGATGACTTCCTGTGAATCCCGTTGGACCACTTGGACTATCTTCTGGATGAGTTCCTGTTGGACCTATTGGATTTGCATGGATTTTCATCAGCTGTCTTCCTCGCATAGGAAACGGTACCCGTGGTTCTTTCGCCTGTAACTTCTCTTCCAGCATCTTGATACGATCCATTAACATAGGAACATGTTTACCCAGTTCATCCTTTACTTTAGTATCAATGTCTGGAGAAATTGCTTCGTTCCACACCTTCCTCTTTTGCTTCATGAAGACGGTCGCATCAACAGCTAATTGTTTCAGTCGACTATCACTGTTTTTAAAGATATGTGTATGTTCAACTCCGTGAGCAATATCAGGTCGCTTCAGGCCAGGCACAGATTCAAATTCCTTTTCAAACTCGACAATTATGCCGTCAGGAATAGGAGGAGATTGTTCAATGAGTCGATCTAATTCAGATCGCGCGATAGCAAGAAAATCCGAACAATCTAAGCGTTCTTGTGGATGCAGCGCAAGTTCAACTGCAATCTGTCGTTGAAATTTTCCCCAAGCAATACTGGCTACGCGATTGGATTCTGAGTTCTGTGCGTACCGAAAAAAATTCCCAAGGGTGGTCAAGATCCCCGTAAAGATTGATACACTTCCAATACCAATCTGTGCATACTTTTGACCGGTTGGATTATCTCCAACGAGACTGTTCATGACAAAACTGGCGGATCCTGTAAGTGTCGATAATATAATTACGGGAACTGTAATCCACATATTATTTAAACTCATCTTCTTTTCACATCGATCATGCATCCATCGGTAACAAATGGCGATGTCTGACCATCCAGCCATAAGTTCTTCTTGTTCTTTTGTCCAGCCATTATTTGGACGCGGAGGGCGAGGAGGAGTTCCCTCGACTTTTTGAACTTGTGTTGGCGATTGCGAGCGCGACGATGACATTCTTTTCAGAGTCTATATTTTCTAAGAGATCTGTTTGAGCAGAGAGGCGTAGGTCTTGAAGGTCTTGAAGGTATAGGCCAGAGTCGCATTGAGATCGTCAAAGAAGGTCTCACGCCCAGACAGGTACTCATATGCCATCTTGCCATCCATCACATTGATCTCTGGAGGAGCACCGTGGCGAGGAACCTTACCAGGCTCACAATGCACCTGGACAAAGTGCACCTTCATCCCATCAATATGGCACTTCATGAGCTTATCAAAGACGGTTGTCTTCAAATCAGATGCCTTCACGGTATTATACTTATTCTTCCACTCCATAATCTCCGTGCGATCCTGCTTCACCACATCAAGACCCGTCTTCTTTCCCCCTGTTGCCCCTCCAAGAGGAATTGTCTCCCATCCAGCAAAACACCCTGCCAAATTCTCATGCAAGGTACCCATCTTCATCTCGAGATACTTTTGAGCCAGACGAGCCTTTTCTGCCTGTTGAAAGTCATCCTCTGTCATATCTCCATGATTCATGAGGACAGCCTTGAGAGATGTGTCTGGAATACTTGCAGATACGTGGATATTCTCCAGACCGTCATAGACAGGCCTGAGGAGAGCAACGTAGCGCTCAATCTGAATCTCAGGAATCAAGTACCACGTACGAAGCATAGGAGGACTCCCTCATCAGGGCGTGCGCCGCTTCAATTTTTTCGCCGCGCATCCCTTCGTATAGAGATCTTTCGCTGCCGCGGCACTCAGCTTTGACACATCAATATCGGCAGGAATGGAGACAAAGATCTTCTTTTTCACATCGGTCTTATACATGTAAGGACCATATTGACCAACCGCAAAGACGAATTCCCCCACCTTCTTCGCCGTCCCCTTCTTCTCCAGTCGTTCCACTGTCTTATCAATGGTCTCTCCCTCAAGAAACGGAACTCGCACCTCTTTCCATTGGACGTACTCTCCATAGGGTCCCTTCTTCTTGAGAATGTCGGCTCCATCGTAAGATCCAAGGCGCGCTCCTGCTGCCGCCACGGCAGCCGCAGCAACAACCCCTTTTGCCTCCTCCAAAGTCAACTCCTGGATCTTTGTCCCTTCGGGCAAAGCAGTAAACACTCCACCAACCACGAGAAGAGGTTTTCCCTTACTGAGCACAGCCTTGTAGCCTTCCCCAAGCTCACAAACCTTCTCGGATTTCGAGGGTTTCGAATCAGCACTCTGTAAGAGCAAATACTTGTCTTTATAGGACGCCCAAATATCGCAACAGACCTTCTTCCATGAATCTTCTCCTTTAGCAACCAAATCGAGCCGTTCTTCCATGGAAGAGGTAAAGGAATAGTCAAAGAGTGCAGAGAACTCTTTCAGACACAGATCAAGCACAGATTTCCCTAGAGCAGTTGGCTTCAGCTTTTGTTTATCCACTCCTACCTTACGCTCTCGACGAATCACAGTCGGTGGCCAAGAGCTAGGAGTTACAGTGAGAATATCATCCGTCTGCTTAACCCCAGGACTATCGTAGACTTCCACATAGTTCTTATGCAGCAAGACGTCGATGAGAGAAGCAAAGGTGGATGGCCGACCGATCCCACACTGTTCTAGCTGTCTCACCAAGGTCGCTTGAGTGAAGCGAGGAGAAGGGAGAGTCTGTTTGGGCGCACTAGTGATGCTCTTCCACTTGACTTTCTGTCCCTCGCGCAAAGAATCAATGGCATCTTCCTGCTCCTCGTCTTCAGAATCGAGGGAGACCTGTTTCCCTAAGACCTGCCACCCTGGAAAGAGAGTCGTTGATTTACTCGATACCCAGGAAAATGCATCAGGATCGGCGTCGAGATGATACTTGACGACCCGTTTCACTCCTGTGGCAGGGGACATGGTGGATTGAATACTCCGTTTCCAAATAAAGGCGTACACTTTCCTCTCTTCAGCTGTACCGACAATTTCCTTCAGTTCCATATGAGTTGGACGAATGGCTTCATGCGCTTCCTGGGCGTTCCCCTCCTTGACCTTCACCCCTTTCACCGAGCCAATATAAGCCTTCCCATACATCTTTTCCACCCAGGCGTGTGCTTCCGCAACAGCTTCCTCAGAAATGACTGCACTATCCGTTCTCATATAAGTGATATGTCCCGCCTCATATAACTTCTGTGCAATCTGCATGGTCGTCTTTGGATTGAGTGAATAGGCCGCAGACACTTCCTGTTGCAGAGTGCTGGTAATCAACGGTTTCGGTGCAGAGGCAGACCATGCTGACTCTTTAACCGAATACACGGTGGCTTCCACGGACTGATGGATATTCTCCAGATAGTTCCGCACGGACTCTTCATCGCTCAGATCATCTTCCATTACTCCCCCGTACTCTCCTAGATCCATGGTGAGTCCCCAGGAGGATACGGATACATGAGACTCGATGGCCTGTTCTCTCTCATACACTAAGCGAAGGGCAGGTGTCTGGCACCGTCCAGCCGAAAGTCCTCGCGCGACGAATTTCCACAAGAGGGGAGAAATGGTGAATCCAATCATCATATCGAGAACGGATCGTGCTTGCTGAGCGTACACTTTATTCATATCAATGCGCCTGGGATTTGCGATGGCTGCCTTGATGGCTTTCTCAGTAATCTCATGGAAGACTGCCCGAGGAAAGGAGCTGGGATCTTTCTTTAACAGACACGCAACAGAATAAGCAATTGCTTCTCCTTCACGATCATCGTCTGCGCATAAATAGATCGTGGACGCATGCTTCGCCGCTGATACGATCGTACTCATGGTCTTTGCCTTTTCCTGAATGAAGGTATAGCGAAGGGCAAAGTCAGACTCGATGCCAAGGGCATCGAGATCTTCCTCGAGTTTACGAATATGACCCATGGTGGCAAGAACCTGATAGCCTGCTCCTAGAAATTCAGCAATCTTTTTACACTTTGCGGGAGATTCGACGATGACCAGCTTCATGAGGACTTCTCTGCTGCGAGGAGTATTAGCTCAACTTTTACTTTGATCATACTCTTGGTCTAAGTTAAATCGTATCATTGGTCTAAGGAAATTCTATACTGAGTCTACAGATGAGACGGGTACACCACTCCAATATCACGGAGTTTGTCCAAAAACGGATGATTACGTTTGATGCCCTGTACTCATCTGATTCTGATGACGAGCCTGCTCCTGCTCCTGCCCCTGCTGCAAGGCCTGAGACCCCGACTCAACCCTATGACAAGGGTGAAGACGCGATCAGTGTGTGGACACAGAGGGTGATTGAATCCTTTGAGAAAGCTAGTGAAGTCAAAAAGCCTCTTCCTACGGATTTTAAGGAAAGTCTGGGACGTCTGAGTTTTTTCCGTAAATCAGTACCCAAAGAGAAGCCCAGCACGTCCTCCGTAGAGACGAAGTAGGGCATACGTTTCTGCCCATGCGTAGACGGTATACGTGGGAACAGAGGACGAATGAATATTTCCTCGAAGCGTTTTGAAGGTCAAATCGAGTTCCACCCGTCGAATTTTATCATGATTTGCATGACCCATTGCATTTGTAATGCCAAATTGTTCATGCTGTGTACCGAAAGGGATATGGTAATAATATTTATTATGCCAAGGAGATTTCCTCTGTTCATATCCTGGAAGAATGCTTCGAAAGAGGGCAGGGTAATCTGTTGCATATCGGACGAGAGACCCTTCGTAGACGAGAGACAGGGACGAAATGGGTTCAGAATCGATGGCACTATACGCAGGAACTAAGGGGCTGTATTTTCTCGTACTCAGTCCTTGTGCATCAGGCCACCAAATATTCGATCCGCTCACATTCAAATCGCGTGTCGCCAGGAAGGGGGCATTGAAGGCATCGGCTTCAGGGCGATGTACCATGAAATACAAATCGCGAGTTAAATTAGGAATGCTCAGAGGAATCTTAGCTGACGTGGCTCCCCCCGTATCATAGACAAAGGGATAATGCTGAACAATGGGATAGGTGATATTGGCTAAGCGGATACGATTAGCTTCAGGTTTATCTAAATAAATATATTCGAGTAAGAGGTAAGAATCGACCATATCATAGGCATTAGACGTCGTCAGTTCGCTCGAGGATCCGTCGGTATACTCGAATGTTGTATTGCTTAATGGAGTGTAAATAGGAATATTATTCTGGCAGTAAAAGGGAAGAGATCCCACGGTGAAGGTCGAGGTGCTGGTCGTATTCGATGTATTGGATAAGGAAAACGCTAGGGGCGGGTCAGACACGTACAAGGAATTAATGGTGGCAAAGTTCACGGTGATTTGTACAGCATCGAGACTGATGGCGTCAATGGGGAGAGCAGCGGCAGGATCGCCGCGCATGAACCAGAACGGAAGGGGGGTGATGACTTCTTGATTGGTCGTCTCGTGTCCATTGGATTTTGCCGTAAATCCTGAGTCATGACGCCCGATCATCCGATTGACGGTAGTCACTTTCTCTAACGGGGTATGAAACTCATCGAGCATTTCCAGTAAGCGTCCATCGAGGGTATCAATAGGTTCTCCAGCAATGGTAAGTTCGGTTTTCTGAACCAGAGCATGTCCTAACGAATTTGTCCAGCCGAAGGTGGTGCTGGTGGTATATCCTGGCGGAGCAGCAGCGGCGGCGGCATCCTGGATCGTTTTGATATCTGGCATGATGGTGACCAAAAAAACGCGCGAGACTAAATGTCCTCGTCTAGGTATGGTCGCTCGTGCAATTGTTCCGAACGAGGCTTTTCCATCAAAGTTTAGACGATGCCATTCGGTAGTGAATCGTCCCGTTTTACGAAACACCTTTTGCATCGTATCGATCTTGGGAATTCCTTTCGGAGGAAGAAGTCTATCATCTTGTAGACCTGAATAGAGAATGGTTAATAGGCTCGCCGAAGACATCTCTCTATACAAAAGAGGAAAGTTCTAAGTGCCCTTAATTATCTACTCTAAGTAGAATGTCAAGTGTTCCCTTGTCTGCGATGAATCAGGAAATTATTAGAGCCCATAGTCAACCTTTAGTTTCTCCACTACGTCTTTTCCCCAAGCCTTTATTTCAAATGACAAGAAACTCAAGAGTTCCTAGGTCGACCTTGACACCCCGCGGTATAAAATCGACTGGATTTGTTCAACCTCAAGGAGAAGCCAACTTGACCAATACAGTACGGGCGACAACCTTTGAACAAAATTTTATCCGACGTTTAATGGTTAATATTGATAATTCGTTTAAAGATGGGGGAAATATATTAGATTTCAAACGCTATCAAACTCGATTACAGTCACCCGACTGTAGCAGAGAAGAGGCTATATTTTTATACGATGAATTAATTGCTATTCTGCTTATACTAGTCTTATATATGTGCTATGTTACAAGCGAAATATTAAAGGGTGGAAAACCTTCTTTAAACCCTGTAAAGTTAACTAAAATGTATGACTTTCAGAAGTACTCTTTTTTAATTCACACTGCCATAAGTCTGGTAGGCGCTTCATCACCATTACCTATAATGCTAACACTATTGGGAGTAACTGGAATTACACTAACAGGTGGAACTGCAGCTGGACTTTTGATAGCTGGTGGGGTAATATTTGTTGCATGTACTATGGGAACGATGGTATTTAAGGAAAATAGAATCGCGAGAGGGTACAGTATAGAAAATCAAAAGAAAAATCTATTCTTCACATTACAATACATTTTAAATACGATTCTTGATACTAGAAATACAATCCCCGCAAGTACTGTAAAGGGGGAATTAAAATATTGGGGATTAACGCAAGCTCAAGTTGACTATTTCTTTTCAAATAATATACCTTCTCCAGAACGAGTTGATTTTCCAGAAATACCAGCTGTAGGGGAAAATGGAATAGAAAATGAAAATCAACGCGAAGAATTAGTTCAAGCAAGACAAGCGCAGATGGAATTATACAACTATACCGTAGAACATAATGAAGAATTTGGATTTAAACGGTTTGGTCTTCAGCAGATAATTCAATTTATTCAATTAGCACAAGTAAATCCTGAAGAATTGGCGCCCAATGAACCTTTTTCTCTTTCCGTTATTAATTCAGCCAATCGTTTAAAATTAAATACTACAAATATTCCTCGATTAGTTGGTGAGCTTGGACGTACTTCGGTACCCAATCCAATTGCTTTGGGAGGTGGAGCTACAGGAGGTAGGCGGAAGAGAACCAGAAGATCCGCGTCGAGAAGAGCCAAACGAAAGACAAGCAGAAGGGTCGCCTAAACTCAGGCTACATCGATAAAGTATGCCTAAGCTCATTGTCTTTGATTTCGACTATACCCTTGTCCCGTTCGACTGTGACAAGGATAGGGTTGCTCCGTTTAAACACGGTGAAGACTATGATCGTATGCTCGTGCCTTCGGATTTAGCTCGGCTTGCCCCGTTTACACCAATTAAAGAGTATATTCTGGATTGTTATGGAAGACCGGCAAATCCATACCAGGATGTGCCGGCAATTCTGGGCTATTTAGTTGACGAGAGAATTCCCTTCGCCATCGCATCACGGAATCCGAGTGCAAAAAGTATAGAAGCTCTGTTGCGCGTTATCTTAGTGCCGACGAAGTATGGCATACGAACTGCATGGGACTGTCTTCCTAACCGTGACTACTTTCAGGCCTATAGCAGCGGTCTTACAAATGGAAAAGACTCTCACTTTGCTGCCATTCGCAAGGCATCCAATATCCCATACACCGATATGCTGTTTTTCGACGATCTCTATGAGAATATTAAGTATGCTGACAGGCAAGGCATCACCAGTGTCCAGGTAACAGCAGGATTAACGTGGAAACTCTTTTGGTACGGGATGGGAAAACAGATGACCCCCACAAAAGCTGAGCCACCTTATACTACACCCCTTGAGGAAAGAAAGATGTAGAAGAGCTAATCCATATAGATATGACTCACCAGTCCATTTTGATAGCGGAGCCAATTGAGCCGTATCACATAGACTAGGACTTCCCACTCTTTATTGAGTTCCCCCTCAGGATGTTTCACGGTGAGGGCAAGTTTTACACTTTGTAACTTGGATGCATTTGCTGTCCCTGACGGTTGATGCTTCCCAGGAGTTTTGGCAAAGGAATAGCCATAGATGTACTGAGAATAAGCGGCGATCCCTCCTTTATGGAGATACCCAATGTGTTGGCGAAACCACTGCTCTTCCTTTTGCACAATCTCTGTGCCGTTCAAATAAATGGAGGCTTTGACTAAGAGGGGAAGCTGAGGATTTGTCAGAGGATCAAATTCCTGCACGGTAACGGAAGAATAGTTTGTATAGTCATTCTGCATGGAATTTGCCTTTCGTCGAATGACCCACAGAATTTCTTCCATGGGATGATTGATTTCCAGGGGAAGTTGTACACTGATATAATCTTCAGCGGAGGATGTCACGCTATACTTTAACGGTTCCAGAAACGTAAAGGGCTCGACAATTCTCACGAGCGATTCAAAGGGAGAACGGAGAATGGCTTCGCGAATGGATCCATTTGTATTTGCGGTATAGGTAATGAGCTGGATCTTCTTGAAACTAGGGGCAGCTAAAGAGGTCTGAATGACACGAGGAGTATTCCCGCTCAAATCGGATCCGCGATCGATGACGGCGATCTGTTTTCCCAGGGGTGTATTTCCCGCAATACAACTATCATACTTTGTCTCTGCTTGCAAGCCGCTCATGACACACTGATCGAAAGGACGAAGGGTGAGATGGAGTTTGACAGAACCGGGTTTTGTTGCGAGGAGAGGAAATCCTTCACTCAAGGCGATACGTTGAAAAAAGAAGAGAAGGGGGATACAAAGAGTTCCTGATTCGGTAGGAAAGGGGCTCGTTGAAGGTTGCGTATAGGGAAACGCGCGTTGTCCTAATCCATCAGTGGCAATCCCATAGCGGGTTTGTATATCCTCATTCAATCGTCCATAGATATTCATAAAGTCACCATCGATTCGTTCGATCGTCACACCATTCACCTCTAACTCAGCCTGTTGAATGATGACGGTACCTAGGTTTGGTGCATAGTTCCATATGGGTTGTCCAGAGGCATAGATATACTGTCCTGTCTGAAATCGAGCCAAACTCGTATCATCTAGCCAATGACCAAGTTCGATTTGGACAAAGGTGGACATGAGAAGGTCGCCACATCCAACGGAGGGAACATCAAAGGTAAAGCGTTGTCCAAATGCTGTTGGACCACGGAAAGGGAATTGTTGCAGAGAAAGTGTAAAAGGGTGTACTTTTCTGTCGGGAGTAGGCAGCCACCAGGTGGACAGAGCATCCAGAGGGAAGAAATGATTATCTTGGAAATCTCGAGGGGTCAAATCGAGAAGGGTGGTTATATCTGATCCGAAGCGTACAGAGTCCATGCTCGTCTACTAAGGAGTTGCTTAGGTCTACTAAGGAGTTGCTTAGGTCTACTAAGGAGTTGCTTAGACCTGGCGATCTAAACTCTTGAAGCGTCTGACTCCTAATGGATACAGTAACCACAATCTCCTTGATGTCAATATTGTCGGGAGCGATGATGTATATTATGTCAATGATTCCTTGGACAGCGATCTTTATTTTGACTCGTCCCCTCGGATTATATTTGTATATCTTGAGTGAAAAGGAATCGTGCGTAAATATTCAGAAAAAGATACAGAATCACTGCAGCACCTTGCTGGATGGAGGAAAGGGAAGTGGATATGCCATCGGCTATTGGTTTTTCCTCTCGTTTCAATCCTCAGAATTTGATAGTATGACTGCTACTCTTATTTGTACAAAAGCTACATATGAGAGATTGATTGCTGACGATGATGATGACGATCATCAGGATGACCTTCCTCGACTTGAATCGATTGAGTCTGAAGAGAAGATCGGGCTTCTGGAACGGTATGGTACGCCTAAACATTATTATTACCGAAAGAGGGATTTCACGCTCGATAAGGATGAACGTCCTGAGCAGACTGCCGTTCTGGATCAACTTGAGCGCGATCTGAAGCGGCAATCGTATCAATGCATCCTTTTACACGGAAAACAGGGCACGGGGAAATCAATGTTGGGATTATTTTTGGCAAGACGGTTAAAGGGTACCTTTTGTAATACGATGAATCCATTTGAAGCAGGAGATACCTTGGCAAATGTCCACAGTCAAGCAGATACGACGAAGAAGACTCCCTTGATTCTGATGATTGATGAGATAGATGTGTATCTGAAGAAAGTGGCCGTAGGAATCCCTGCCCATAAAAGCTTGGATATCATGGTGAAAGATAAGGCAACTTGGAATCGTATGTTAGATACCATTCAGCGAGGAATGTTCAAGAACCTTATTTTGATCTTGACTACAAATGAGACACCAGAGGCCATTCGTTCCATTGATCCCTCTTATATCCGTCTTCCCCGTGTGAATCGGATCGTCGAATTAAAGGATGTGATTTTTCCAGAGGTGGCGGAAAAAATTGATGCGCCCGCCCTGCCCTGAGCTAAGTCCTATCATGCAGCAGGTATACGATGACGCCGTGCACTCTTTCGACCTTCAAAAGATTCGTAACTACATGGATAACATGTACTCCTTCGATCTTCTGAAGCTGCGTAACTACAATGACTACTTTATCTATATTCAGTTCGCATATGCTATGCTGTATGTTACTGTCGCGTCCTTTCTTCTCTTGACCATCGTTGTTATGGAGAGGAGGATCAAGGAGAACAGGGCTGAGCTTGCGCCTCAGCCAGAGGCAGAGGCTGAGACAGAGGCAGAGGCTGAGACAGAGGAAGAGGCTGAGGCAGAGACCAAGACCTGTGCAAACGGCTGTTGCCCTATCGGCCAGAGTTTCAAGACATATTACGCAAGCTTCAGTGACGAGGATCTTGAGGAGAAGAGGCTGAGTCTTCTGACTCAATGTGATGAGGTAGGGAATGAGTATCGCAAGGCAAAGGAGGAGCTCGCTAGTCTCGTCAAGAGGGTGGAGCATGGGAAGATGAGGAGTACTCATCTGGTATCATCCTATGAGCGGATCGAGGAGATTTGCCAGCTGCGAGCGGTTCGCCACAAGCTTTCCCACCATTCTCTAGCAGAGATTCACACCATGCATGAGGCCATTGAGAAGTGGAAGCCATTTGAGTATGCTCCAGAGGGGTTGTACCCCTTTCAGAAGGATATTTGGCAGACAGCCATTGTGGATGAGATTTGCGCCAGATCCAAGACAGCATAAACATTCGGCGCGTAGATGATATATGTATACTCTGGAAGTGTATGCTCGCAACCAATATGAATTAGCGGACATTACTTCCTTTTTACAGAAGAATCATGTGGTGTATAAGAATAGCAGCACACCTCGCTTGAACGAGAGTCTTTTTTTTGCCCAGTATGCGAAGGATGAGTTGCATATCCCTTCTTCTGAATTCAGAACTCTCTGTGGCAGAGAACATCTGAACAAACAGGGACAGATCCGAGGAAGAGATATGTTTAGGTTTCTTCAACAGCAACTTCTGAATCCGAATTGTTTCTTTCTGGAGGGATTAATGAAGACGCCTGAATATTTGGCTACCCAGCATCTAGAGAAAGACGGTGATACATCAGTATGAAACTCTTCGTCGTTTCCACCCTTCCTCAGGGGTATCCTATAGTCAAGTATCCTCTTTACACGAGCATTATCTGTCTGTCATCGACGTTTTCTATTCTATATCATCTATATGAAGAATCAAATACTGTTATTACAGTATTTGATTTTTGTATGGCAGGTATATGGTGTATCTATGATCTGCATATGATCAGGCCGAGTGCGAAGAGGATATATATATATTTGACCTTCATCCTTTTTTGTATTAATCTATCTATTCCGTATAATGCATCATATCCTCTATATCACACTGGCTGGCATATCTTGAATGCTGGGAAATGTCTCTATACAACTCGTCTGGTTGCACGGGGATCGAAAGTGGTTTCGGTATAAAGGTCTCTTTACGCATATCATGTATGAACACATTGGCGTTCCGAGGCATTCACCAAGGGTATCCTCATCCAAGAGTTGAATTTAATTGGCCTATTGGAAAGGAAATTCCTGGGGATATTCGTCGTCTGAATATTCACGAGTTTTACCTTGCGGTACAATTGGCCGCCAAGTGTATCCATCATATGAAAGGGGATTCGGTTGACCTTGCTGAACTCTCAGACCGATTCACAACCTCTTTAGCAGACTTACGTATTGATCACTTAACTGAATTTGATCAGTTACGAGAGCATGTTACGGTTGAGCGGAAGATGCTTGCCGAGCAGGTAGAGGGAATCACGCGACGACTCGATGCACTGAAGGATCAGCTGGAGGCTCAGCCACAAGAGCCTCTGACACAACCACAGCCTCAGCCTCAGCCACAGCCACAGCCACAGCCACAGCCACAGCCACAGCCACAGCCACAGCCACAGCCACAGCCACAGCCACAACCACCCCCTCTAACACAGCCCAGACGCGGTCGTGGTCGTCCTAGGAAGTCAACTGCTTCAGTATCTTAGGAGCATTCTCCATATGAACAGTGGTATAGTCTGCCTCCACTAACCAGACCATCTCCGTTGCCTGGATCTCTGTTATAGGAAGAGTATGATCAAGATACAGGTGCGCCCCTATTTCAATTGGCGCCCCTGTCTTTGGACTCACAAAGATAATGAGAAGGGCATGGCTCATATCGTGACCACGAAAGCGCCGTCGAACTGCAGACCGACGCCCCGCGTCCCATCGAATCGTTACCATATGCGAGAAGGCTTCATCTCCAGTATATACGCCTAAGATTCGCATGTCCTCATACATCGCCAGAATTGTCTCTCTCATGACTGTGACTAAGGGCAAAACTTTAGACCTAATATAGATCCAAGGTCATGCACCGTACAGATCCTCCAGATCGTTCAAATTCCCGAGTATCGACTTCGCGCACAGTCAATCCAGTGATAGATTCTAAGGCACGTTTTGCCTTAGGATCTGTTATCTTATGTGTAATTAAGTTCTTCCCATCCACGATGGAATTTAAACAAAACGAGTCAGGAGTATCAATCACATGAACTTCCCCAATAAAGTCCCGCATCTTCTCGATACTTTTTGGACTAAATGCTCGTTTGTGGACAATACAGTCATTCCCAACTTCTAGCATTGCCACGTCTAAATGATAGTAATCCGCTGACTCCAAGGGAACAACGAGCATCTTCGGCGGTTCAACTCCATACCCTTTATAGATACGATTCAGAATCCTCTGTAACACGGTAAAACTCTCTCTTGTTGACCGATAGCCATACCCCCCAATGGCTTTTTTCCCTCCATCAAACCATTTCAATTCAGCCTGTCCTTCAAAGGGAGGACCCGTAAAGGGGATGGTCTTCCATCCCATCTCGTGAAAGATCTGGGTTAAATACGGAAGTTCCCTCTGTCGCTGAGGATATTTCATATTGGGTAAAAGAATCACTCTCTCGGGAAGTCTTGGCAGACAGAGTCCTCCATTTGCCACAAACACCAAGTCAGGTAAATGCTGAGCAATGACTCTATAGACAACCACCTTTCCCGTAAACTGTTTAAGCAAGCCGCGATGTTCTTTCTCAACACCTCGACGATCAACCTTATGATGAATATCAATATAGTTATTTTGATTCGCTTGCATCGATGTAATCTCAAAGGTATTTGGTTCGATACACAGGCGTATCATCTACTCTACACCTACAAACGAGGAGCCTGGCGGGTGAGAAATGTGCTGGTGAATTTGACTGGCTTGAAATACTCCTTCACTATGGCAATTGCATCCTTTGGATTGAATGTCTTGCAGGAAAAGACATCAATATACCCTTCATGCGTATCATCGGTAAAGTGGGCAGTGATGTTCGATGTCTCGATCAGTTGTACAAGAGTATATCCTTTCTGCACAGATGTTCCAAAATAAACAACCTGCGGTTCACCGTACGCCACCATATCAATCCCTTTAACAAGAGCCTTCGCAAACTCACGGATCCTTTCTTTCGAGCAAATAGCCTCGGGATCGCATCCTGCCACATTAAGAATCAAATGATATCCCCAGGATTTGCGTTTCCGTGTGACTCGCTTTCCCATCTATCCAGGGAGAATAATCCATTCCTTAGGAAAGAGATTAGGAACAGGAACCCCTTCTACCCTCGGCCAATCTTCTGTAGAAAAATATGACGGATTAATCCATCGTTGCGGCACAATGACGCGATTCCTCGTCGCATGCGCCCCCAAGAACGCCCCCCACCAGCTAAAGGTGGAATTAGAACACACGGCTTCGGTACATAGCGTCATCAACGCGAGACTCTCCAGTTCATCTAAGCCCCTAACCAGCTGAAATCGATTATCCTGAAACAAGGGCTGCGCCGCAACCCAGTCAATGTCATCAGACATAACCAACACCTTTTGCACAGACAGCATGGCCACTGCCCGTTCAAAATACTCGATCGGTTGAACATAATGGATATGGGATACACGAATATAATCCCCTCGTCGAACATGCACGAAGGCGAATATATCAGGATAACGTTCCTTAAGGCGGCATCGATATGGCTCAAGACCTTTCAGAAGAAGAGCGCGTATCTCATCCTCATAAGGAAGAATGGCGGGATAATACTGGAAATAAGAGGATAGGGATGTTCCTGGACGAACCTGTTTAGGAGACCAGGCAGAAAAGACTTCAGGAGAAAAGGGGGGGTAGCTCAGCTTATTACAAGGGGTGCCGAACCAAAAGATACTGTTATTGTAATCCTCTTTTACCGTTTGATGCGCTTCACACGTCATATCTTGAATGTATAGGGGAACATTCAGCTCTTTTGCTGTTATATATCCCGCGACGACAATAAATATTTGGTTTCCTAATCCTCCAATACGGATAGGAAGAATACCAGGGACAACATCAGGTTCCATGGGTATGGGCAGTCGAATCCGTTTATACCATAAAAAGTTGAATCCTAGCCCAGAAGTAGAACCTGTCCGAATGTCCTGTCAGTGTGGAAATGCTGCAAGTTACAAGTGCGCGAACTGTAAAAAGCCTGTATGCGATGATATATGTTGTGGAATGGATACCGTCGATGGGTATTTATGCGGCGAGTATACTCAGTGGGGCTGTGGAAAGAAGTATACGACATGCGACGAGTGCGATGAGAAGGCGATCCACGAGGGCGATTTTGTCCAGTGCGACGAGTGTTCTCTGAATATGTGTGAAACATGTGCAGAGGATGTCATTGTGCAGTGCGACGGTTGTGATACGCGAAAGTGCAAGGAGTGTTCTCCAACAGTTCAGTGCAAGATTTGTTCCACGAGCTTATGCACTGATTGTATGGAAGGGGGTATGGAGTGTGAGGCCTGTAAGGGGGCTATCTGCGAGGCCTGTATTGAGGAGCACGTGTGTGATGGTACGGCAGAGGACGAGGAAGAGGAGGCTTAAAGAACACTCTTATTCCTCTATTAGACCCGTGGGGGCGGTGGTTTTGTAGTTCAATGGTAGAACACACGGCTGTTAACCGTGTAACGGAAGATCGATACTTCCCAAGACCGGATTTTTTTTGATAGACGTTTCGTCACTCAATAAATTTCCCTGTCATATACTCAAAATCGAGTGGTGCCACTCGGATTGAGCTGAACTCGGTTGCATAATCGTTGAACTTGACAATATGTTGATGATTATTCCATGTAACAGATACCGTTTTAGGGTCTATCTTTGTGAAGATACCCTTCCCCCATGTTGTATGTACTGCATCATTCAGAAAATGTATATATCCATTTCCCCAGCTATACTTTTTCCCCATATAGGGGGGTAAAGAATTATTCGATGGTGAAGCCATGAGCAATTCCTTGAAAAACTTACTCATTCGGGTATATTTATGCTCAAAATTTCCAATAGGAAAAGAGAAATGGCAAATAGATGCTGTATCTTCATTATGAACTTCAAGAATATCTTCATATAAACTTACATATGGGACAAGAGCGACTGTATCGGTTAGTTTCGCCATAAAGGCATGATAATTAATAAAGGGTTGATCTAAGGCGTAGGGGGGATTTCCCGTATATTTAATAATATGATTGAGAATACGTTGAAAGAGATCCTTGACTGCTTGAGATGGAGGGAATAAAAGTGTCCCACTATTCATGCCTGGAGTTGATGATTCAATAAGAGAAAAATCAAAAAACTGTCCACCAAAATTAGTGCTAGACAGTGTACCTGAAGGGATACCATAGACTTTATCGATAGGGAAAGAAAAGACGGGACTTATATCGCGTCGAATCACTATATCTGTATCAAGATAAAGGATTTTTTCGTATGAGTCGATCTCTGGCCACTCAAAGATGCGTAGTCTAGCACAGGCAGCTTGAAAGATACCTGAACAAGGGAGGCAGTGTAAGCGGCACTTTACTCCAATGCGACAGAACAGATTCTGAAGATCCTCAACAAAATCGTCGGATGTCAAGACTAACAGATCAGGGGTGCTAGAGAACCGATGGAGAGAGAGAAGAAGGAGTTCCAGGAGGCGAATATATTTTTTATTGTGAAAAACACACATATAAATAAGGTTCATTTATCTATATGTCTATATTTTTTTTCTGGAATTTCCGCACATTATGAAGGAGATGGGATTCCCCATGGTGGAGTTGAGATATCGTATGAATTTCCGCGCACCCAGAATTGGGGAATATATGCTTTGTATGAAGATTTATATGGAGTTGAATGATATGCGAAATATGTCCCCCACCAACTAAATGTGCTATTTGGTATAATAGCCCCTCCCCAACATTGTTTCATAATATAAAGACCCATACATTCATTTTCTTCATCACAGAGAGTGAATGATCGATTTGTATACCCCTTTAGCATACTTTCTGCTTTTCCAGGCTCATTCGAAAGGAGAAGAATATGTGCATCCTCTGGAATATGATGTAAAAGATGGCAATGATATGATTCCATGGTCACGTGATTTAAATTATATATAGGACAATAATCTCCAAGACGGATATGAATAAACCAAGTGTTCCGTTTTTCGGCTATAGTTGTTAGCTTATACTTTTCTTGAATCGAACGTAAAGTATCATCGGAAAACATTGAAAAATTCGGTAAGATCGAATAGGAAGGAAAATACTGTATATTCTGTCTATATCCATGAATAATAATGTTTGTTTCAGGTGAGGGAATATCTCGATATACATAGCCAGCAGCTGGTAGTTCTGATATTGGTTTGGTATAAACGATATCTGTAATTATATCAAGTTCAGGAAAAAGCTTACCTATATTTGCATTATCTTGATGAGATAAACCAGTATTCGTATGGGTATAGATGACTGGTTTACGATTCCATTTTTCTGCAAATCCTAGGACAGCCGCAAGTTGAAACAGTCTATTTCCAATTCCTCCCTCAAGAAAGCAAGAAACCCATGGAGTAGATGTCATAATTGGTGAAATATAGGTTCCCTCTTGCCTATCATTATCGGCCGGTCTTGTTCGTATACTTATATATGAGGTAAAGTCAGAGGTAAATGTAAATCGATGGTGATGATTATTCCAATAAACATTAAATACATGTGGTTCAAGCTTAGTAACCCCCCCAACTCCCCAAGTTGTTCTTATCGTATGTTCTCCTAAAAATTCAATGTAGCCGACACTAAATGTAAATATTTTTCCGATGAGATCCATTATACTAACCATCTAGCCTTTCCTTTATATATTATTCTGAAAATCTGCAGGACTGTGCAGCAAAGGGATGTCCTTCTGTGGTATAGAAACGATTCGATTTTCCTTTGGTAAAAATATCTAACGAACCTCCAATATCGACGTACATATTCTGAGGATTTGCTTTCCAACAGAGGGGAATCCATACCTTGGACAGTGGTCCTGCTGAAAAGAGAATGAGTTCTCCCTTTTTACCTTCAATAAATCTCAGTAGGCGTTCCGTGACTGCATCTGCCTGGTCATCCCAGACATTTACTAATTTGCTATCAATGGGGAAAATCTCCTTAATAGGAAGTTCAGTCGTTAAGTGACCAGATGTTACGCAGAAGAATCCTGGAGTATAGCTGCGGATAAAGTCAGCGAAGGGTTTCCAGTTTGAGTTTCCAAATATATTGGCGTAGGTACGTTGAGAAAGAGGTACCTTAAATCGCTCAATAAAATCAGCATATATTTCTTCTGTACAATTCCAGGGGAGTTTACAGGTGTTACAGGGGATACCAATGTATAGATTTGGATCTACCGTTTGAATAGCATTTAGGAGATCGCGCTGTAAGCGCCCGCCTTCAGAGAATGTCCAGTGGTCACAATTGGTAAGAGTCTTATTGAGAAGAACCATACGTTCCCCATCACTAGGGCGGATGATAGCAAAGGGGGTACGAGAGGATACTTTCGCAAGGATGGCATCGAGGTGATCTCTCATGCTACCCTCGAGAGGAAGATTAGCCTCTGTTCCCAGTACAACTCCTTTTACGACAGGAGTTGTGCCAAATTGATTAATTGTATTCAAGGCATAGGCATTTTTTCCATCAGATTCCCAGTGTTGCTTTCCAATATGATTGCTATAGATCATAGGAAAAAAGACAGTCTTATATCCAGCGGCAAAGTATTTGTTGGCATAATCACGTTCAAAGAACACGTTGGGGCTGCTATAGTCTCCAAGCTCAAGAATGACGCGAGTACGAACCATGGAGGGTTGGAGAGAATAATGTGGCCAGTAGCCGCAATTCTTTCCTACTAGTCCATCACGTTTCTCATGGAGGATGCAATCTGTCTGATCAATACCTCCCACGCGATCCATATCAGAATAAATGACACCATAGTTGCGATTAAACACCACTTGGTGAATGGCATCAGATTCATATTTCTCGAGAAGAGTGATTGCATCCTTCACATAGGAACGCTGGCGAAAGAAGAGCCAGTCATCTTCCATGTGAATCCAATATTGGGGCTTGACTTCCTTTAACTTTGCCCATATGATATTCATGCTTTCACGATGTCCCTTTTCTTCAGGGGATTTCATATAGTAGTGGAAAAAGGGAAATTGCTGAATCATGTCCGCTCGGTCGAGCTGGCTTGAGTTATCATCGACGCAGAAAAAATAATCTACCTCGTCAAGATCCGTCCACGTCGTTAACATGGAACGGATTGTCTTCTGAAAGAGATCGAATCGCTTACATGTCGTCACCGTGAGCATGACGCGCACAGGTGTGTTCTTTCGAGTAATTATGCGAGACGGAGAGAGGAAGGCGTCGTCGCAGGAACGGAGATACGTGTACAGGATTTTATGCTGGGCTTCTTGTAAATGAATTCCATTTGCTCTCATATACTCGACATAGCTAAGGATAGACTGTGCATACTCAAGTGTCTTGGGAATTTCAGACACAAAGAATTGTAGATTATGCATAACATTTTGGATCCACCAAGCAGGGGCGAGGAATTTATGAGTTATTATACTCGTAAACATCTTTGCACATAGGGAATACTCTTTACAGCGTTCTGCCACAATAATCATATAGTACGGAAGGTAAAAGTCAGGATCACAACGTCTGACGAAGAGTTTTTCTTGAATAGAATCTGTTGCATAATCATTCTCATAATAGGATTGTATACCCTTGTAATACATGAGAGCAACATGGGGGAGACCAGCATTGAGATAATACTTGATGAGCCTCATTACACATTCGACGCGCCTCGAATCATAGCGAAACGATTCCACCAGATAAAAGAGTCCTTCCTTGGGTGTGGAAAGAGCCTCATATTGATCAAAGATTTCCATGCAGGCGATGTATTGTTCTTGGCACCAAGTCTCAAAGGTTAAGACTTTTTTATAGAACTCAATAGCCTTTTCCTTGTCTCCTGCAGAAAGGTAGCTTTGTGCACAATAAAAGGCATAGCGTTTGTATAGGTTATCATTTGCTTCAAGTGTTTCGTGGTAGGCTTTCTCAAGGATCATGGCGTCTTTTTCGTATTTCTTCGGATCTTTACTTCTTGCTCCTCGGCGTCCAGAGACAAAGTGGTAGTCTCCCAGAACATCTTCAGGGGGATCACAGGGATCAATAGCGGCAGCGCATTCATGAAGGACGCCAATATACTTCCATCGCTTTCGATTATTGAAGAGCTGGCCTCGACGGTATTGAGTTGATCCACGTGCACCGAAGGTAAAGCGATACCAGTCTTTTGTTAAAGGAGGAAGGCGAAAGTCACCAACAATCTCATCATCAGCATCCCAAACAAAGGCGTAGTCTGATGTATTATAGGCCATTTCAAATGCAAGAGTACGGTTATGTCCAAAATCTTTCCACTCATGACGATGAATAGCTCCCGGAATGTTTTCACTTGCAAAGAAGGATTCTATTTCTGAGATGGTATTGTCCGTTGATCCGGTATCACATATACACCAGGAGTCGAAACGTATATACGTAAGAAGATGTTTTAAGGTATCGCGAATGAGATGTCCTTCGTTCTTGACAATCATGGTCAGACAGATGGACATTTCTTGTGGGAGGGGGGAAAATCAATAGGGGGGATATCCGCGGGAGAATTAAATGTGAGGGGGATGTAGTAGGGTATGGATAGTACGTCAAGTTCATTATCAATAATTCCTGAAGAAGGGAATAATAGGGAAGGGAATAATAACGAAGGAAGTAATATGGAATTAAATAGTACACCAGAGACGTATGGGGCTGAAGGATCTGTTGTAGGATCTCAGCAGCGTATTGGTGGAGCTGCAGTATCTCAGCAGCTTCTTGGTGGAGGTGCAGTATCTCAGCAGCTTCTTGGTGGAGGTGCAAATTACCTGCCTGTTGGATCGTTGTCTAGGTCTGCAAGTTCAGTATCACCCCAAGAAGATCTACTTGCTAGTGTAATGATACGAATGATGGAAGGTAGAGTTGTTGGTGAATTAACTCCAATCACTATTCCAGATGAACCTATTTCGGATAAATCAGTAGAGAATACCGATAGTTCGGATGAATTATTTAAATTAGAAGAAGAAGATGTTGTTAAGATTCAGAGTCAAATCGATTCACTTGAATCAATCGAAGAAAAATATAAGCTTGAGCTTGCAGAGTTAGGCTTAGAATACCCAACAGAAGAATATACAACTCTTCTTATAAGCGAAGATGCAGAACATCATACCCATGTTACACCAACACCTATGAAAAGAGATGAACGAACAAAGCGACCTACAAAACCATCTCCGCGAATACAAGAAATACTTGATCATCGCGCTGAGCTTGAAGAAAAAAAACGTATAATGATTGAACTAAGAGAAGAAACTAAGCAGAAGAAGGCTGAACGGGCAGCAGCAATTGAAGAAAAAAGGCGTCAGCGTGAGCTAGAGTTGGATAAGTTCATGTCAGAAGGTGCAGAGAGTGTAATTCTAAATAATACTCAGACCTCTACTGCAAGTTCAAATGGAGCTATGAATACGACTTACAACTCTAGCACATCATCTGTAGTAACCACGTTAGGGTTGGTGAGAGAGGAACTTCAAGCAGCTGGTGAATTATTATCTCGGCAAGAAATTACTGGGGGAAGTGATCTTAATATGATGGCAAAGTTATATGGTATTCCTTCTAATCCTTACGAGATTGGGGAATTGCCCCAATGTACATGTTGGATATGCGGATTTCCTATGTTGACAAAAAAAGAATATACAGATACCACTCGAATGATAAAACGAGTACATGGACAAGTATCTCCAGAACATACCCTACCTATTGCAGCAGGAAATGCATTAATAGGGTTGCCGACAAGAGAATTTTACAGAAAATATGCTGGAAGAAAAGGGTTTGAAGAAGCAATCGCTTTCTTGAAAAAGGGGTTAACATATTCTCACTTCTGGTGCAATGAAGTGAAGAATGCATTAAGACTTGTATCGTGGCCGAAAAATGAACTTCCTAAACCAAATGATCGCAATATAAAATGGTTATTAGATGCAATGTGGAATGGAATTAAGCGAGACAAAGGAAATCGTTGGTTTGATCAATCTTCATGTTTTGTTGTCTATACGCCTCCAGATGGAAGAAGTTATAAATTTAGTAATTTAGTCCATTTTTTTGTATTAAAAGATAAGGTATGGGGGACTTCCGCAGCATTACAACCCAGTGAACTAGGAAAGGAGTGGAAAACGGAACGGTTTGGAGCAATTAATGAATTTCTAAAAGGTATTTGCAATGATATAAAGCGATATACACACATATATTGTCTAAGAGATCGTATCAATTCTCCAACCGATCTACAACTATATGATAAACTAAAAGAAATATATAGAGATAGAGTGGTTAAAGGTGTTGGATCCCAGTATGACTGGCCACCCGCAGTATCATCCCATTCTCAGCGAGGTAACCATAGTAAGACAAGACGAGGTTCTCTTTCTCAACGAGGTAAGTTTACTAGGTCGAGAGGGCGTGGAGGACGTGGAGGACGTGGAGGGCGTGGAGGGAATGAAGGGCATGGAGGGCGTGAAGCTAGCAAAACTGTTACTTATCCAAAAGTAGTGAAGACGATTATGCAGAAATCTAAGAGAAGAGGATTTACACATAAAAAACGTAAATAGTAATTCTCTTAGCTTTACAAAAGAAGGAGTAATCAGTGGAAGAGCATTGTGTGATGGCACCGGTGTGTGCGATGATGCCTGAGTTAGCGAGAATGGAGTTGGAGTTGGAGTTGGAGTTGGAGTTGGATTTGGAGTTGG